CATCAGAATAAATTATCCCACCTTTAGTTTTTTGTGGACCAGAGTATGGAAGAACAAGTATTCTCCAACCTGTAGGTGTAGGTAATTTTTCAATTATTTTTTCATCAAGAGATGATGAATCAAGATAAAGTTTTTCTATCTCTTCTTTGGTCTTATATGCATTTAGGAGACCGTTTTCTTTCGAATCAGTCTCGGGCGCCTGAGGCGTTGTCGTCGTCATTTAGCTCCTGTTTTTTTAACAAGTCCGTTAGGTCTTGTAGCAGATCATCGAGTGATCTGATTTGCCCTATTATATATTGATATGTGGTAAAATTGTCAACACCTATGATAATTTTATCACACAATAGTAATCTCTTCTCTTTTATTCTTTTTTGAATAAATCTTAAAGTATCATAATCCATATTAAAGCTTAGTAAATCTACCTTTTCTTCTATATTTCTTCCAGTTACACACTATATTCCAAGTATTGTCCTTTCCGTCAACTATTTTAATTATATGACCAGTTTCGGTAGATTCTATCCAATGTTGCATATAATCGTTAATTATTATTTTTTTCTTTCTAGGCATATTTTATTTTCACCTTTATCTAATGTTTCAAAATCATAATATTTTAAACATTTAGATACTGCATCCATATCAAATTTTTGGTAATCGTCAAAAACAAATCTTGAATTAATAATACTACGTTCAGCAAAAAATACAGCCTCATTCAACACGTCTTTTGTCATGTGAGGACCGTCAAAATGAACAAATATAAACGGATTGTATTCTGGATAGCGTCGCATAAATTCTCTATCTGTCATATGATATAATTTAAATTCTTTGTAATCAGATAAATCTTTTTCTAATTGTAATCGCATTTCATTCGTGTAATCAGCAGTATATGAAGGAGAATTATCGTAATGCTGGTAGTTTAAATTTCCATAAGGATCTACTCCAATGTGAGTATAGTTTTTGAGACGGTTTGGTCTCATGCCGTCCATTATAATTTTAGAACCAAGTCCCTCACGAACTCCTATTTCACAAGTTAAAACGTTATCAGATTTTAATTTTAAACTTCTTATCCAATTATCTAATAAATTGTAATCTTGGCTGTCTCCACGAATCATTTAAAATTTTTTTTCTATTTTAACTGTTGGAATATTAATTTGTTCAGAATCTACTTTATTGCAAGAATAAAGCAATAATAAAATAATCAAATATTTCACTATTCAATAACTTTTTTTTCTCTAATAATATGGCCTAAAACAGTACCCTTATGTTCGCCTTCTTTTAATGTGTATCCAGAAGTTCCATTACCATTTATTTCTACTTCTTTACGACTTCTTAATAGAATATTATTTTTTTCTTGAATTTTTTTAGCGATAAAATTATTCGCAATTAAATCTTTTAATCTTTCTATCATTATCCATTCTCCTGTTCTTTTGATTGTGGTTTATTAGCCATCGTTCGTGCAACTGATTCCGCGCTGCGCCCTACGACATACCCCCCGAGCCCAATCTGCAAAAGGGTCCACACATCTCCAGGTAATTGTATTGTTATAGAAGCTTTAAAAAAGAATAATATTACTGGTCCTAACACATAATTCCATACAAGAATAAATATTAATACATACATTAATAATGGACGCCAACTTGCTGAGAACCAACCAGCTTTAGCTTCTGCTTCAACAATTTTTGCTGCTGCTTGTAATTCTGCAGTATTAGATTGTAGTAATTGTGTCTGTAATTGTGATTTTAATTTTTCTTGAAGATCTTTATCAGGAACAGATTTTTCAATGGTATTAAATAAAATTTTTGCAAGAGGTGCAACTGCTCCTAACATTTGTAACATTAGAATATGCCTTTAAAAACCTTTTTCTTTACTTGAACATCATATTGACCTTTTGAAGTTCCTCCGTCAATTCCCATTTTATCGTTGTAAGTCATTCCACCGTCTTTCATGCCTTGTGACATTGGACCTTTTTTAGGAGGAGCTCCGTATCTTTTTCCTCCAGATAAACCACCCATTTTCATTCCTGGTGCTTTTTCTTTTTCTTCTTCTTTTCCTACAAATCCACTTAATGGTGCAATTAAAGCTGCTGGATTATTTAATGGAGTTGCTGCAGCTTGTTTTCCGCCACCACCCATTAATTGTGAACCAGCTAAACCTGCTGCTCCACCGATTAATGCAATTTCTAAACCCGTTAATGCTTTAACTGGTTTTTGTTTAATTGGTTTTTTAGGTTTCTGACCTTTTTTAGCTCCGTTCATCATGTGAATTTTTTAGTGCTCATTGCCATTTGTTTATGCATTCGGATTAATCCTCCGTCAGCTTTTTTCATCATTCCACCTTTTTTCTTAATGACACCTCTGCCTTTTAAAATATCTTTCATAGTAACTTTACCGTCACCTGTTAAATCTGGAAAACTTTTTTTCTTCATTTCTCCACCTTCTTTTTTTCCAGCTCTTTTAACAGGCGGCTGTGCTCCTAAGATTTTATTCATAGATGCTCTTTGATCTTTTGAAATTGCAGTATCTGCTAACACTGGAATAGCTTTAAATCTTTCATCGTAATCTTTATCGAGAGGTTTTTTTGGCATTTTTTACTCCTTTTTCTGCGTAGGTTTTTTTAAATCTTGTTTTAATTTAGCTTCTGCTAAATTTATTCTCTTTTTCCCTAGTTCTTCATTTAAATTAAGTTTGTCCTCTTGTAAAGTCTGCTGAGCACTAAACTTATTACGTTCAAAATTCATTTTTTTAGCCTCTTCGACTGCTTTTCTTTGTATATCCATAGCTTTTAGGTCTAATTCACGTTGTTTTAAACCAATTAATGGATCTTGTCCCTTTTGAGCATCAAATTGTGTCTCCATTTGAGCTAATTCTTGTGTCATTTTTGCTTGTCTCTTCGCTACTTCACTGTCAAATTCAATTGCAAAGGCATCTTCATCACTTTGTTGAAGTTGTAGCATAGCTGGATCATTTTGAAAGTCAGCTAAAACTTGTTGTTTAATTTTCAAACTTACATGTTCCATTAAATGACCTTGTAATAATGCATACACTTGAGGATTAATCTGCACCATTCTGCTCATCATGAATGCCATATGTGTTGCAATGTGTGCATCATGATCTTGTTGAGGAAATGCTTTAGGTAAAACCATTTGTAATGCTCCTGTATTTTCAATCGCTGGGTCTAATGGTCGTGGTGGCTCTGGTGGTGGTTTTAAAATTCCATTAATATTTTTAACTCCAAGTGCCTCGTACATGCGCCTGTATGCTTCATGAATATTATGCATTTGTGGATTTGTTTGTGCTAATTGTAGTTCAGCTTGAGCAACTTGAATACGTTGTGTCATAGAAAATATATCAGGATCTGCTACTGGTATAACATCTACTTTTTTATCAAAGTCTTGAGCTTTAATTGTTCTCTCACCGCCGTACACATCGTAAGGATATTCTGGTGGTAAATAATCTGCAAACACTTGTGCAAGAATTTTAAATTCTTGTTTCATTGCATAGTAACATCGTTTATGAATCGCGGACATCACTTTTGATCCACGTTCTAATAATGCCATAGTTGTACCAACAGGTGCTTGTTGGCTCATATCTCCAACTTGCATATCAGCAATTGAAGCAAATCTTTTTCCAGACTCAACGCAATAATTTAATAAATTAAATAATGTTGCACTTGGTTCTTTAAACGGAAGTAATTGAAACTGATCCTTAATGTTTCCACCAGGAGCATCTACATCTCTAAATTCACCTGGTTGTAATGGTTCAGAATCATCTCTTATTCTCATTCCTCTAGATTTAAATCCAGCAGGTAAATTTGATAATGTTCCTGCATCAAGTAATTGTCTTAAGGCTGAGGTAGCAGTTCTGGATAAACCACCTATCATATGAATTAAACCAAAACCGTAAAAACCTAAACCTGGTAAAAATTTAAAGTGAACAAAATAATTTTTTCTTTTTTTAATTGGATCATCTGGATTATAATTTCTATAAATAGATAATACTTGTTGTGAATCTTCGTCAATTGTTACAATGTAAGGAACTTTAATATTACCTTCTTCTTCATAACCTGGTAAATCTAAAAAAGTATGTACTTCAATAATATTGTACATATCTTCGGCTGTTTCAGGAGTTGGTGATATACCTTCTAATTCATTAACCTTATCTTTCGCGTCGTTTTGAGAATAATAAGGTTTTGGTAAATCAATATCTAAATACATTCCCGTAATTTGCATTTTTTTTAATTCATTCAAATTCATTTTAACTACTTGTGTAATACGTTGAGCATCTTGAAGATCTGTTGCATTATAAGGAACTACTAAATCTTCTGCTGGTATAAATTTAGAAACTGCTCTTTGCATTAATTCATCGTAATACACTTTTTTAAAAGCTGATCCTGCTAATGGTAGATAAAATAACATTTGATCAAAGTCTGGAGTATATTCTTCCATTTTATCCATCAACATGTAGTTCATAAAATCTTTGACTC